TCACTTGGTTGGTGAGACTTTCTTCCCCTTACGGTTTCGGATGTACTGCTCAGTCATTACGACGGTCGTATGCCCAAGTTGATCTCTGGCCTGCAAAATGTCGCCGCTTGATTCGGCCTTGTCAGTGCCAGCTTTAGCGCGTAAGTCGCGCATTTGGAACTCGGACTTTGCGACTCCGGCCGCTTCTCTGGCTAAGTCAAATCTTCCCCGCAACATCGCCACTGACATTGGTGTGCCATCCTCTGTAACGATCAGCCGCGTCGAACGGACCTTGTGTCCTGACTTCCGGGACATAATTCGATCAATCAAAACCTTCAACTCACCAGTGATTTCAATTCGCCGCTTGGCGTTTGTCTTGCCCTGGAGGACCCATATCAGCCCTTCGCGGACGTCTCGCTCATCCATCAATCGTGTGTCTGTCACCCGTTGACCAGTCAAATATGCAAGGTCCATCGCATCCCGAAGACCCACATCTGCTTTCTCGTACACGCGCTTGAACAGTGCGTCCTCGATGTAGATGTCCCGCCCCGTCTCCTTGTTTCCCTTGATTCCTGCGCAAGGGTTGGCGAGCGCGGTATAGCCGATATCCCGGGCGAAGTTCCAGATTGCACTGAGCAGGGCCTTCTCCCTGTTGGCGCGCACCGGCGCGGCCTTGCGCCAGGTCAGGTATTGGCGGACGTGTAGGGGCTGGATTGTTTCAAGCGGGGCCGGCGGGTCGTCGAAGAATGACATCAGGTTTTTCAACTCCCTGACGTTGTCCTTTTGTGTTGCTGGTTTCTTTGATGGCACCACGTCGACCAAATACTTCTCGGCCACATAACGGAAGGTGATCACTTTGGCCACCAGATCGGTGGCGGTGCGATCACGCTCGAGTTTTGCGTACTCCATGATCGCCAGACCGTAATCGCTGCCCAGCGGAATTTCTTTACGGTCCTTGCCGCCGGTATCGTAGTAGTAGAAAACCCGGCCGCTGGCTTTCTTGCGCTCTCTCAGCCGGGCGATTGATCCGGGTTTGCTTGGTCGTCGTCCCATGTCAACTAGCCTTGCGTGGTGTCCATGCGGGTTTCTCTGGCTCAAACATACCGACCGCAGTCACGGCCATCGCCGTGACGCTTGGCCAGCCATTCACCTTGATGGTGTGCCTGATGCCGTTCTTCTTCAGGTTGAGGATCTGGCCTGTCTTGGTCCGCGCGCCGGTGAGCTCGCAAACCTCCTCGTGGGATAGAAACTGGATGCTCATGAGCGTTTCCATGCCGCGCGTGGCGGCAGAAGGTGGTTAGGATTTGCTGGCGACCCACTTGATCAGCTCTGCTTCGTCGTCTGGTGTGACCTTTAGCTGGCTCCAATGCAATCCTCGAATGATCCCGAGAATTTCGCAGGCGGCCATACCGTCGCGCTTGGCAAGGCGCTGCAGAGATTGGCTGTGATTGCGTAGTGCCTGCTTTTCGTAAGGCATGAACAAGCGCATGGGGATTGATTTGTTGTTGGTGCACTTCATGACGGACATGTTTTCGAGAGGCATGAGAGTTCCTCGCCCGCCGTTCATCGGCAGGCTGGTAGGTGGATTGTGAAATCAGATGAGGGGCGTCAGGCGAGCTGAACGGGTGAGCTACGGTTTATTGGTTCATCTCGCCAGTTGCGTACACGCTCTCTCCCCTGAGGTGACTGGTGGGGTGGACCCTTACTTCAATACCGTGGCTTCGAACCGGCGAAGTTTGAAGCTGGGATGCTATATTTTGGCGTATGCGTTAATGTCTAATAGTTCACCCCGTTGGGGGGGGCGACGTTCGCATGCTGCTCCCTTCCCTCGGGCAACCGGCGGGGTGAACTCTTTCTTTCACCGTGGTCCCTTGTAGATGAGCCAGAGCATGTAGAGCGGCGCTGCCATCGGTCGGAGGATCATGCGGCCACCTGTTGCTGTTGCCGACGGCGCTGGATGATGCACTTCTTGGCAAGCTTGTGCAGCGCGTCACCGTTGATGACGGTGGAACTGATACCGCGGTCCAAGCAGTTAAGCACGTAATCCCAACCGCAATCGGTGACGAACTCCGCGAATTTGTGCGGCCCCATGCCGCCCCAGTAAGCGTTCCAGCTCTTGTCCCAGCAGTTGATCGTGATCTTGCCCTGGGCGGTCTGGTATTCGGATTTGATTCGGTAGGGCAGTCGCGCCGGCCGAAGTCCTCGAGGAGCACGGTGATCGGGTCAAGCCGCGGTGCGCCAGTGATCACCAGCTTCGTGACCGTCGAGCACTCAACCTTCAGCGGTTCGGTCGGTTTGTTTTCTGTGGGCATGGGGCGTCCTATGCCGGGGCTTGCCATTCCTCAAAGTCGTGCCGCTGGCCGCCACATATCCCAATCAGGCGCCGCACTCCGTGACCAGATGCGATAGGGTGTAGTGGTGCTTTTGTTGTGGGTGAGCTATTAATCTTTCAGGTCGGCATGGATTCGGTTCAAGGGGATGAAATGGTCAGCGATCGCGAAATTGCACTTGAGCAAGCGCTTGTAGCAATTATTGGAGCGGCCATCGCCAGCGGGCTTGATGTAAAAAGCCTGATTGACAACGCGACAGCCGGCTTACTTGGAAATGCTTCATACCGCTGGGCTGAACATCCGCATGTATCAAACGCCATTAAAGTGATGAATGATGCATATGATCAAGTCACGTAGTGGAAGCCGTCTCTTGCCACTCCTCGAAGTCGTGGCGCTCGCCCAGCACCTGGAGTGCATCAGTCCGCGCGCTCGACACAATCAGCGTGCGCTTCTCGGCCTATGCGGTCGAGCAAGGCCTGCTCCTTGGCGCGTTTGTCGCTCTGAACATCCGTGTTGCTCTTGGCAATGGACTACCTCTTCAATTCCGTGAGCAGGTAGATCCAGCCATGTCTGTCGTCGGCGCTGGCGTACCTGGTTGCTGATGTTTCTCATGCTGCCCTCTGCTGATTCCAGACACCCACGGCGTCGAACACCTGGGCGGCTTGCTCTTCAGTCAGCGATATTTCGGCGGGAATGGCGATCCAGCCCGAAGCAACCCGATGATTCGGATTGCTCTCGGCGACCAGGTCTTTGTAGGTGTCCTCAATCACGTCTTCGAGGTGCGCGGCCAGATAGTTGCCTTGGGGAGCAACCTCTACTGATTTAGTGTAGCGGTGCCCTTGTTGATCGCGACACTGGACGCTGACATAGATCGTCCAGCGGTGGGCAATGTCGCAGACTGCTTCTGCCATGCGCTGCCCTGGCGGGATGCTCTTGCAGCTCTTCCTGTTGATCATCCCTTGGCGTCCGCTGGGGTCGATGTGGACCACCGCGACGTGATTGGCATTGAGCAGTGCCCGGCTCGCTCGCTCTAACCGGGTACGCATGTTATTGGGCTTTCGCTTTTTCATAGCGTCACCGCAATCTGGCGATTGGCTTTTGCTTCGAACTGCATGGCAAGGTCGTGAGCAGCCTTGTAGGCGTCACGGAAGGCGCGAGTCTTGCCGGTGGTGAGGTCTTTAATCTGGTACATGCCGAGGCTTCCGCCGGCGACTTGGTAGCGCACCGGTTTGGCTGGGGCTCGTCGATCAATACGACTGTAGAACCCGGAGCAGGTGGCCTTTGTTCGTTGCAGTAGCACACTGACTTCATCGATGCGCTCTAGAAATGATGGATGCATGGTTGATCCCTCGGAATAGGTTTGGTGTATTCATCAGCACTCCGACCACCTGCTGGTGGCCATTGGGCAGGGAAGGGGGGATTGATAAATTGCAGGCGTAAAAAAGCCCGATCGGAACCGGGCCATTGTTTGCGTCACAAAGACCTGCTTAAGTGATCGCAGGTGTTGCCATCGTGGGCCTCGACAGACCCGCCTGAATGCGCTGCGTGATTTCTTCTCGATGCACCTGGACATCCTTTGGTGCGCTAGTTCCGATACGTACCTGTTTGCCGCTAACCCCCAGCACTGTGATCGTGATGTTGTTGCCTATGTTGATGCTTTCGCCTTCTTTGCGAGTCAAAATCAGCATTGTCCATTTCCTTGCGTGAGTGGGTTTCCCAATGCCGCCTTGCAAGAAGCGGCATCAGTGAAACGTCACTGCATTACGCGGATTTCAGAGCGAGGGAACCACCCACCGTCGAGCTTCACCATGCAGCCAACAAAGGCGGCGTAGCGAGTCTCTCGGTCAGTCTGGAAGCCGTAGTAAGAGCAAGTGGCCCGAGAGGCAAGACTACTCAGCAACATGCCACCCAAGATCAGTGCCAGCAGAATTAATAGAACCTTTGTCGCGTACTTCACGCCTCGATACCGTAGTCAGTCAGGCGCAGGCCGAAGTGCATGCCAATCTCCTTCAGCACCACCATCTCCGCAGGCTCGATCTGGCCGTCAGCCTGGGCAACGGCAAGAATGTTGACGAAGGCTTCCTCCGCGTCGGCCGGAACGTTTTTGATGTCGGCCAGTTCGCGCTTGATCGCCAATCGACCTACTTGAAAGTTGGCGTTCAACTGGCCTGTAAAACGATTGATGGTTTCGGTGATCTCGCTGCCGAAGTGCGTCAAGTTCGGGTTGGAGCGAATCAACTCATCCAGCTTGGAAACCTCGCTGGCTTCAATCTCACCATCAGCCGCAGCGACCAATAGGCCGCCACCGACAATGGCCTGCATCAAGTCGCGGTTAACGACCTTCTTCATTTCGGCCTGGGCGTTGCCGACTTGTTTTCCGAAGAGTTTTTTCATTCCGAACATGTTGTTTCCTCATACAGGGGGAAGGGATTTCCCACATGGCCCTGTTGACAAGGACATGCAGTGAAATCTGTTTGGACTGTCAGCGGGACTCAGATACGGCGCACTTAGGTGGGAGTCGCCCACGCCGGGTGCGTTAGCCTTTTTGCGGCTGACAGCTTTGAATCGATAGAGTTGTTAAAGAGCAGCGGGAGATCCCGCATCGCCGGTCTATTTCGTGGCAACGAGTTAAATATCTCCCTTGGAGCTATACAAGTCAACTCCACAGGAGATAAATATTCCGATGGCCATAAAAAAACCCGCATTGCGCGAGTTTTTATGGCGATCAAATATTGGCTGGCAGGCTCCAGGAGACACGGATGGCGTCGTCTTCTTCTGGGCTCAACGTTACGTCTTCGGTTTCGGCAATGTCCTCAAGGAGTCGCTTCCAATCTCGTGGGCATTCATCTGAGGTTTTACGAATGACGGCTGTCTTTCGTTTCTGGGCGGTTGGGGCGCTAATGATTTTTTGGATGCGGAGACCGAGAAGCTCAAATGAGTCCGGCAATGTTGGTTTGTTTTGTGGTTTTGCCATAGCACTGCTCCATTTGTGTATGGATATACACTGAGCGGTTTGCCTTGTTAACGCTAAATATTAATGATTAAAAACAATCATTTAATAAAAAAGCCCGCTGTTGGCGGGCTTCAGGAGGGAGGTGTCCAAGGGGATTAGAGACAAATCGAAGGGCTCAAATTTAGATTCTGCCCAGCACCTTGCTGGGGGCAAGAATTGCCCCTACGTAATGAATATTCTCGATATCAGGCCGAGCGATCGTCAGTCGTTCACCGTATGCCGTGTTTATCGACATGAGGCTGACGTCTTCATCGGTTTCGAAGAGAAGTTCTTTGACCATGCTCTGGCCATCGGTAGTGGTGATCATCACATACTCACCTGGCACTAGGCGGTGATTGGGCTCGCAAACGGCGATCCAGCCACTACGAATTGCCGGAGCCATCGAGTCACCCTTAAGACGGAGTGCATAGGCGTCCTCATCTCTGGAGTAGGTCTCAACCCAGCCAGCAGCCTGGTCAAGACTTGTCCAGTAGCCTTCGTGACCGAGTTGCGCTGTTCCAACAATATCGATACGACGAGGAGAGCTGGTAATTGGCGGGCCTGGCTCGACGTTTGACTGCAATGATTCGACTGATGGAACAGCATTGGCAGCAATCGCTAAATCAGAGATTTCTTTTGCGATCCGGGGGCTAAACCGCTCTACGGGTATGCCAAGCATCTTAGCTATCTCAGCTGCCATTTCCTTGTTCAGCGCACGGTTACCATTCAAGTGACTGCTAAGCGTGCCTTGGCTCATGCCTACGGAGAGCGCGATCTCTTCTTGAGTCAGCTTCTCGCCTTTAGGGGCTCGCGAATTGTAAGAAGCCAGCTCCGCTTTTAATGCGGCGCACTCCGTCTTTTCCCAGTCAAGTAATGGTCGTCTGTCATTTTTCATTTCCGAAGAGTATTCCCGGTGGAGATACATTGCCATCTCCTTTGGAGTTGATTAAAAAAGCTCCATGGGAGATATTATCGCCTCAGATACACCACCGGAGATCGGATAGTGCGTCAAATCACCCTCAGCCAATTTGCTACCGAGAAGGGGCAGACCAAGGCCGGAAATTTGTTAGGCATGACCCAAAGTTCAGTAAATAAAGCTCTGCAGGCAGGGCGTGACGTTTTTGTTACGGAGCACGCAGATGGCTCTTTCACAGCTGAAGAGCTCAGACCATTCCCGGTCCAAAGCGCAAAAAGGTCGCGTCGCCGGATGCTGCCCATTTCATGAGCAAACTTTGAGCGCAACGGCGCCGAGAGAAAACTAGACGATGAAATCGCCAGTGCTAGACACCCGTCGCAAAGCAGTCATTGCCTCTGCCAATGCATTCCCTGGCGGGCTTGCATACGCCTCTGACTTTCTTGGCGAAGAGAATCTCAAGCGCTTCAAAAACCGGATTTACGAGTCGGCAGGTGTCAGGCCCCTCACCGACGATGAGGTCTGCACGCTTGAGACTGAAGCCAAAACCACCTTCTTGCCGGACTACATCTGCGCTATGTACGGCGGCGTATTTGTTCGTCTGCCTGAGGTTGGTGAGCTGGACAACGTAGACATGCACCAGCGCTCTTTACGTACTTCTGTGAAGCGCGGCCGCGTTGACCAGTTTCTTGCCCTAGCACTGGAGGACGGAGAAATCACTGCAGCGGAAGCCGCAGAGATTCTGGCCTTGCACGCGAAACACTTGGCTGCCCGGCACGAGGAGGTGACCGCACTGATTGAGTTGCACAAGTCGAAACGCCCAGCCCGAACGCCAAGCGGGAAGGGCTGACATGCAGTTCACGATCGCGATCAACCAAGTGAAAGCGCTGGAGTGGGGGTTGAACTCCCAACAGGCGCTGCTGTTTTCGTTTGTCTACGAGTGTCCTAGCTGGGCAAGGCCAATCAAGACCGATAACGGGATTTTTTTTGCCTTGAGCAAGGCAAAGATCGTGGAGGAATTGCCCTTGCTCACCGACAAACCAGATACAGCGTACCGACTTCTCAAAGGGCTCGAGACCGCCGGGCTGATCGAGCTATCCCACACTTCCAACATCAGTTTGTTTCGTTTGACCGAAAAGGCCAAAGAGTGGAATCGCAAGTTGGACGGGTCGGAAAAATATCCGACCTCTGAGGCGTTTGAGGGTCGGAAAAAAATCCGATCTACCTCGGAAAAATCTCCGAGCAAGGTCGGAAAAATATCCGAACAGGGTCGGAAAAAAATCCGACGAGGGTCGGAAAAATTTCCGACAAATCAGGGTACCAGTAATCAGGGTACCAATCAGGTAACCAGTAATCAGGAAAATCAGGGCGCTAACGCGCCAGGCAAATCATCAAAATTCGACCCGCTGTCCGCCAAACCAGAAAACGTCAGCATCGAGGTTTGGGCCGATTGGTGCCAGCACCGCAAGGAAATCCACAAACCCCTCACCGCCAAGAGCTGCGAACAACAGGCCAAGGCCTTGGCGAACCATCCAGCCCCCGATTCCGTTCTGGCCCTTTCGATCAGCAACGGATGGACGGGGATCTTCCCCGACAAAGCAGTCATCCCCGCACCACTTCCGACCAGTCGCCATTCCGGCTTTGACACTCGCGATTACAAGGCCGGCACCAAGGAGAACGCCAATGGCACCTTCCGTCTCTAACTTCGGCGCTCATGTGGACCGCAAATTCGGTGTCATCGGCCGTCAGCCAGCGAGCTGCTTCGATCATGGCGAATACTCGGCGGTCATCCTCAAGGGTGGCAACCTGTCTGGGTGTCCCATATGCGCGAGCAACAAGCGCGACATGCAAGAGCTCGAGCGCAAGCGCTGTCAGTTTCGGATAGTTCAGCACTCATGCGCCCGGATTCCGAAGCGTTTCGCGGAAAAGACATTCGCCGATTTCGTCGTATCGAATCCGGCCCAGCAGATTGCCCTGGATGCGTGTACCGACTACGTCGACAACTTTTCGAAGCATCGCCGGGAAGGTCGCTGCATGTTGCTGTTGGGGAAGGTCGGTACCGGCAAGACCCACCTGGCCATTGCTTCGGCCAGTCACCTGATCAACGAATGCATGGTCAGGGCGATTTACCGCACGGTGGGCACGCTCATCGGCGAGATTCGGGCGACGTTCAATGATCGCTCAGGCGAATCCGAGGCGCACATCTTGCGTGAGGTGATTGGCGCGGACCTGCTGGTGCTCGATGAAGTTGGTGCAACCAAGCAGAGCGAGTTCGAACTGGCCACTTTGTTCAGCATCATCAATGGTCGTTACGAGCAATGCCGTCCGACGATCATCGTCAGCAACCTGTCTCCCACCGAACTGAACGACGCCATTGGTGCGCGCTGTGTCGACCGCATCCGCGAAAATGGCTGCATTGGTGTGGCATTCGAGTGGGAATCTCAACGCGGTAAGGAGCTCTTCTGATGAACGCCGCCAAGCAACAAAACATGCTCGCCGGGCAATCGTCGCTCGCCCGCAAAGTATTTCAAGTCGTGCCAATCCAGGAGCGCTGGAGTGCTCACGATATTTTCAATTCGTTGATGGTTGCCGAAACCACGGGTGCCCAGTTTCCGGCCGTACGTCGCGGCTTGGGCGAGTTGAAGGACGCAGGTCTCATTCGCGAACCCGTTAACGGACACTTCCAGCGCGCCGCCATCACCATCACGCCCCAGAGAGAACAGAGCATGTCGAAAGAAACCAAGCCGGCCGTGGCTATCACCAAGAAACCCGAGGGTAGCGCTCTGGATACATTGGCGGTGCTGTCTGGCGAGGTAATCAGCTTTGCCGAGGAGGTCGGTCAGCGCATGAAAAAGCTCGCCGCGCGTATCGAGGAAGTGGCGTTGTCCGTTGAGGCAGAGCGCGAGGTCAATGCTGAAGCACTCGACAAATTCAAGCTCCTGCAATCTCTGCTGAAGGGGGGGTAATGGGCAAGCGCATGGGGATCAGCTTGGAGATGCCTGATCGCCGCCTGGCAATTCCGGATTCGGCAAAATATCGGTTTGCCGTGTTCTGCTGTTCGTACAAGGTGGACTTGGGCAGCACCCCCGATCACGCATTGGCGCTGTTCGTTGACCAGGCAATGGCCGAGCGCTACGGCGCCTGGATGTGGCCCTCGACATTTGAAGTGGTCGACCTGCTTGGCAAAAGGGGCGATGACCAATGACTGCTCCTTTGAAAACCCTGACTGTGAAACTGTCTGATGCCGTCATCAAACAGCATGCCGTCGACCCGACCATTACCGAGCTGAAGGATCCTCGGCACCCGCTGCGCTTTCGTTACCGTCACGACCGTAGCAAAGGCAGTTGGCACCTGGTGCGTTTCGACAAGGGCGCCAAATGGAAAAAGGCTGCCAACTGGCCCGATGTGCCGGCGCGGGTCATGCTCGACAGCTTGCCGGTCGTGCAGGCCCGGTTGTTGGCCGATCCGTCGGCTGCTGCCACGGTGGATGGCTGGGAGCGGGTCGGGCAGGTGTTGGAGTGGTATGCCGCGCGCCTGAACACCGATAACAGTTTGTCCAAAAGCCGCCGGGGATCGTCGTTGTCGGCGATCCGCTGCCAGTTGTTCCCCGCGCTGGGTGATTTGCCCTTGTGCAAACTCAATGCCGATACCTTGGACCGACACTTGGTCTGGCACATGCAGGCCGAGTACAGCCTGTCCTACGTCAAGTCGGTGTTGGACGTACTTAAGGTGGTGTTTGGCGCCGCCTTAACGCTGAAAAAGATCACCGTGAATCCACTGCTTGGGGTGTCGTTCAGTCACTTCACCAAGGCCAAAATCAAGCCCAAGGGCGCGCGTTTGCGACACGTCGCCGTGGTGGACCTGCTGGCCGAATGGGGTGAAGCGTTCACCACGGAACCGGCGGCCGTGACGCTGCTGGTGTTGATGCTGACCCATGCCACGCGGATCACCGAAACCCGTCTGGCCAAGTGGAAAAACATCCACCTGGAGGCGGGGGAGTGGTTCATCCCGGCCGATGACACCAAATCCAAGCGCGACCACCTGTTGCCGTTGACCACGCAGGCTGTGGCTTTTCTGGAACGTTACCGTGCGCAGCAGCGGGCCCAAGGTTACGACGGGGCGTACCTGTTTCCGGCGACTTCACGTCCGGGGCGCCCGATGTCACGCAGCCAGGCCTTTGCCATTTTTGCCCGATTGGGAGCGGGCGAGTGGACCAGTCACGACCTGCGCAAACTGGCGCCTTCCATCTGGGCCAACCTCGGTGTCGATTCACTGGTGGGAAAACTGCTACTCAACCACGCCCTGACCGAATTGGAGCGCACCTACTTTCAGGCGATGGGTGAGGTGGTAAAGCGCAACGCCCTGGAGAGGTGGCATGGCTGGCTCGACGCACAGGGTTTTGATGCATTGCAGGACAAGACAGGAGCAAGACGCGCGAGTAAGCCGGTTGCCCTGGACCCCTCGGGCTGGTTGGCCTGAAGCCGAAAACAGAAATTAATCTTACAAGAGGATTCAAACATGCAGAAAGGGCAGGGGTATGGATTTAAGAGGCGGCGGATCGAGCTAGAGCCTTGCCCAACCTGCAAGGGCAAAGCGGTAGTGAACGGGCTGTTTTATGAGCTGATTTGTACTGCTTGCAACGGCTCTGGTTGGGTTATTCGAGGGAGTAGGTTGGTGCTTTCTTCCGACGAGTTAGTCACCCAGTTAAGCTTCAAATTGCAGCAGGTTCAGCGCGAAATTGAACTGCTCCAGCAGGGTTCGTCGACATCTGGCCAGGCCGAGTACTACCAAATGAACAACCGTCGCGGTGCCGGCGGAACGAATTACACAGGGGATTGAGAGCATGATGATTCGAAAGCCGGCAGGCCGACCTTTGGGCGATACCGAATACTTGCTGGAGCAGTGGGGCTGGTGGCGGATGGATGGAGCCGGTGTCCCCATTTATATCTCACCGACTTTTGCGCTAATGCGTCAGGCCATGCCGCAAGTGTCGGCGAGCAAAAACTATTGCATTACAGATGAATGGGCCGGAGCTATTGATAACGCAGTTGCGCGGCTCTCACACCGAGATCGACAAATGGGGGACATTATTTGGCTTTACTACGGTGCCAAATGGCCCATGGTACGGGTTGGGAAGCACTACGGCATAAGTGAAGGGAAGGCGCGGGAGTTGGCGAGAGCGGGTGCGGCATGGATCGATTGTGCTGTCGATGCAATGCGGCAAGCTGCTTAAGCTATGGGTCAGCAAGGGCAGAACTCAGCAGAAACTGTCGCTGGAAATGAAATAATGCGCAAATAGATCCAAGAGTTCACGGCCAGAAACATCTACGAAATCAGGGACGGTTCATAGCGTTGACGTTATTCACCATCTATATCTATTGCGTCAGCCGATTTTCAGTCACGGCTAGGAAACTATCTAAAGAGATCTGCTATGTCCAAACTCGCAGAGATCCGTCAGCTTGAAAAGAACCTCGCCGAGCAGCTTCAAGCACTCGAGGCGCTGAAAGGTGATGCTGGTTTAGAGAAAGAAATTGAGTTCGAAGCGAAGCTCCGCTCTCTGCTAGCTGAGTACGGCTACAGCTTGCCAAACGTGATCAAACTTCTTGATCCACAGGCTGGTCGACGTGAACGTGCTCCCGAGCACAAAGCCGGTACTCGTAAACCTCACCAAATGAAGGTCTACAAAAATCCGCACACTGGCATTTTCGTACATACCAAAAGTGGTAATCACAAAACGCTTAAAAACTGGAAGGCTGAGTACGGCTCCACGACTGTTGAGTCTTGGTTGACCAAATGATTTTGTTTTGAATAAAAAAACGGCCCAAGAAGGGCCTTTTTTGTTGCTGTGGTTGACGGCGGTTCTGTAAACAGGGGTGGACGTCCTTTTTGGCCGATTTCTGCCTTCCACGACCGGCTGAAACCGACCCTATATGGACACTCAGAATGATGCGAAGAGGCGATTTACCTTTGTGCGATCCAGAACGATCTAGGGGGGGGGTTAAAGGCGACGTAGAAATGATCTGACAATCGATTTCGTAGCATCGCTGGTGTCTGAGTCATGAAACGTGTTCAGAGAATGCCAAATGCACTCGATGATCTCGTTTTGAGGCGTAGCGTTTTCGGCATCTGGGACAGAGGCTTCAAAAACATGGTGGCGTGTGTTGCCTGCATCGAACTCAAAAATGTACAGGAGATGATCAACATTCAGCCCGGTTTCTTCTTGGAGTTCTCGAGCCGCAGCTCCAGCGATAGCTTCGCCAGTTTCTACCTTGCCACCAGGCAAAGCCCATTTTGACTTCGGTTTGCGAACGAGCAAGATATGCCTATCTCTCTCGCATATAACTGTAGCTCTGACTTTCATCTTTTGACCCGGAAGGCATGTCATCAAATTGTAATAAAAAATGTCATCTTCAAGGCGCGTTTATCGACGAACGCAGAGTTTAGAGCCAGCCAAACTCAAAAAAGTGCCAGATTGCCTTAGGAGTGAGTAATTTTGATGGTGTCTTAGCGAATGACCGCTTTATAAGGGCTGCAATCGATCATTGCAGCTACTCCCCAACGACTGTGATCGGGACAAAGCTACCTGCCGAAAACGGCACCCATTGCGGACCGACCGAACGTCACCCATTGGATCAAATCCAATGCAGCAGCGCAATGGTATACAACCAGCCGATGAAAAGGGTGATGATCAGGTAGATCACCACGAGCATCAGAGCATGATTCCACATGACACTGACCTCCCATAACCACGGTTTGAGGCGCTTCAGGGGCGTCGGACAAACCGAATAAACACAAGTCAATCCGTACTACAGCATTCGCGCTGCTCCTGAATCGGCGGGCACTTCACCGTGCCAAACGAACAGAACACACAGCAGTCTCCGGGGTTCGGGCGTAGCAGGGTTTTGCAATTGCCACACTCGTAGAAGAACTGGCAGGCATCCGTGGGCATGGCTTCCTGCTTGGCGAAACCACAATGCGGGCAGGTCAATACGGATTCGAAGATGACGGTGCTCATAGTTGCCTCGTTTGTGCACGGTGGAGGGATAATCCGCCTTCGTCGTCGCTTTGGTTAACGCCTCAGGATCCGCCGATCTGTTGAGTCATCGTTTTCTCCATTAAATCGATCTAACCTAGAGTCACTCTACACCCCGTACCCGGGTACAGAATCAAGGGGCATGTGATGACAACAGGGCTGAGTATCGGCAAGTTGGCGGAAGCTGCCGGGGTGAACATCGAGACCATTCGCTATTACCAGCGACGCGGCTTGCTGGATGAGCCGCTAAAACCGCTCAGCGGTTATCGGTGCTATCTACCGGAGCAGGTCAAACGGTTGCGCTTCATCAAGAGGGCGCAGGCGCTGGGGTTCACGCTGGATGAGGTGGGCGCACTGCTGACACTGGATGCGGCCTGCACTTGTCGCGAGACTCGGGCACTGGCCGTGCGCAAGCTGGCCATGATCGAGCAAAAGATGGCCGACCTTGCCGCCATGCGGCAGGTGCTGGGCGGACTGGTGCAGAAATGCGATGCAGGCGACGGCGGGGCCGCTTGCCCGATCATCGATGCACTGAACGAGGAGTGATGCCTGGTTGCGGGGCATCCTGCGTAGGTGTCAGGCCAACACCCCGCACCGTGTAAACATAAGGCTGCTTGCTAGCGGTCAGAAATGACCGCTTCAGCCGATTGCCGCCTGTCGCGTAGGCCTGACGTGCGTTATTTTCTGCCCATCATGGTTAAAACATAATGGGCAAATTCCATGCATCCGATGGTTAGGTCGAATACAAACGCGGTGGTCAAGTTGGGGGTAATTTCGCATACGCTGCGGAAAGACCTTTTCCGCACGGAATAGACCTGCTTTTATAGCAGCGTGTGTTGCTGTGAACGCAGCGAGACGCCTTTCAAGAACCCGACCATTGAGTCGGGTTTTTTGTACCCTTTTATAAGCCCTGCCATCGAGCGGGGCTTTTTCGTTTTCGGCCCTACGCCTGGCTCTTTGCTCCGAGCGGATGACAGTGACATAGAGGCCGGACCTATTCGAGGACTACAGATGAACACAGAGCATCAGGCGCTCGCCGATGTGCCCCTTTGGCTATTGGTATTGTTGAGCATGGCCGGTTTGTCTGGGGAGATGTTGAGAGCATCAGGTACTGACCTTGGTCTTCGGCAGATCCTCCAGCGTGTAGCGCTGCGTTTTCTTGCGTCTGGCCTGTTGGGCATGGCGACGCTGTTGCTCGCGATGGCGCTGTGGAGCAGCTTCTATCTTGCCGCCGGTCTAGGCATCGTAATCGCGGTCATAGGTGCCGATGTAACCGGCGGTTTGTACACCCAGTTCCTGGCCAGGAAAGCTGGTATCAGATCGCATAATTCATAGCGTGGTATAGCAGCCTAGCCCGCTCAACGGAGCGCCAGACAGCTACTTCCCGGTTATCGCGGAAAACTAAATGGTCAAAGTCAAGGTCACGCCCAACATGCTGCCCGTGTCTGAAGCGCTGCTGGAACTGGAGAAAAAGCACATTCCGTATGTGCTTTCCTTGACCGCTACACGCTTGGCTCAGCGGGTGAAGAAGGGTGAACTGGCCGTCATGGCGCAGCGCTTGGACCGGCCAACCCGAACCACGATGAACAGCTTGTTCGTCAAAATGGCCACCAAAAGCAAGCCGGCCGAAGTGTATTTCAAGGACTCTTGGACCTCTGGTATTCCCGCTGATACCTACCTTCAGCAGACTGTCAGGGGCGGGCCACGTCCGCATAAGCGCTTTGAAAAGGCTCTGATCGCGCGTGGCTTTATGAAGTCCAGCCAGTTCGCGATCCCTAATCCCAATGTGCTCGACAAGCATGGCAACGTTTCCCGAGGAACGATGACCCGGATCTTGTCGGGCCTTGGCGCTGCCGAAACGTCGCGTGGGTATCAGGCCAATGCTTCGAACAGCAAGCGCAGTCAACGCAAGGGTAACGCCAAGAGCTATTTCTCCGGCATTGTCGGTGGAACAGCCGGTGTGTGGGAACGCAAAGAGACGGCGTTCGGTGATGCGATAAGACCGATGTTTGTCTTCAGCCGGAGCGCGCCGATGTACCGCACGATCTTCCCGTTCTTCAAGATCGCTAACAACATCGTCAAGGCCAACTACAGCACCGAGTTCCGCGGTGCATTTGCGGATGCGATGGCCACCGCCAAGCCCTGACAGAGAGCAAGAAAGGCTGTTTCTGTGCCTGTATTGCTTGACTTGTTTGCCCGGCACGAATTTAACGGGTCCTCCCGAGGGGGTGGGGGCTAGGGGGTAATTCGGGCCCCGCTGCTTCGCTATATATGACCCATTTTTGAATCGAGGTTGTTGTTTAGTCCATGGCCAATCCGACCATCTCCCGCGAGCCTCATTGGCTGAACAAGTCGCGCATGGCTACCAGCCTCGGCATCACGACTCAGGCCTTTGATAAATGGGGCGTGCAGCCTGTTGCGAAGATCGGCCGCGACGTCTTCTACGACGTCCGGTCGGTGCTGGATAACCGGCTCAAGCATCAGGTGACAAAAGACCAACCTGTCGACGACAACGGTGATCCGATCGATCCGCTCATTGAATACAAACAGGCGCAGCAAAAATTGCGGCTGACAACTGAGCAGGCGGACGCTCAGGAAATGCGCAACAAGGTGAAGGCCAAGAAGCTGGTGCCGGTTGATTTTTGTTTATTCGCATTGTCTCGCCTGAGCGCAAAGCTCGGGTCAACCCTCGACACCGTGCATTTGAAGGTTAAACGCAAGTGTCCCGACATCGAGGTGCGCCACCTTGAGGCGATCCAGCGCGAAGTCGCCGTGACGCGTAATGATGCGGTCGGCTTGGCTGATCTTTTGCCGGAGTTGCTTGATGAGTTTGTCGACACCTTGGATGAGGGCGCTGGTTGAGGGTGTCCGCAAGGGACTCGCCGGGCTCTACAAAGAGCCGCCGCGTACAGCGGTTGAGTGGGCTGATGAGCATTTCTATCTGTCGTCTGAATCGTCCTATCAAGAGGGCGATTGGACGACGGCGCCTTTTCAGGTCGCGATTCTCAACGCGATGGGTAACGACCTGATCCGTGAAGTCAACGTGCTGAAATCGGCGCGGGTTGGCTACACCAAAATGCTGGTAGCCAACATGGGTTACAAGGTCCAGCACAAGAAACGCAACGTCATCGTCTGGTGCCCAACCGATGGCGACGCTGACGGGATGATGAAGCGGCACATCGAAACGATGATTCGTGACAGTCCGGTGGTGCGCGCCTTGGCGCCTTGGTATGGGGTGAAGCATCGCGATAACACACTGGATGAAAAACGGTTCGATAACGCCAAGATGCTGTGGTGCCTGGGTGGCACGGCGGCAAAAAACTACCGGGAGAAAAGCCCGGATGAAGTGATCTATGACGAGCTATCGAAGTTCAATGCGGACATCGAGGGCGAGGGGGCTCCGACCATTCTTGGCGACAAGCGCCTGGAAGGTGCCACGTTCAAAAAGTCCATACGCGGATCGACCCCGACGACAGTGGTTGTCGCTGACGACAATGAGGAAACCTCGGGGGAGGGCTGCCAGATCACGCGGGCGGCCAACGATTCCCCGCACTTTCTGCGTTTCAACATCAAGTGCCCGTGCTGCGGGACCGAGCAATACCTGAAGTGGGGTGACCCGGCTACGCCGTTCGGTATCAAGTGGGCCGTGGATGAACTGGGGCAGGTGATTAAGGCCTGGTACCTGTGCGAGTCCGGCCATGGCTGCACCTTCGAGTACCACGAAATGGTCGCTGCATCGGTGAACGGTCGTTACATCTGTGAGCGGACCGGTATCTGGACGCGTGACGGCATGGACTGGTTCACCGATGTGGACACTTCAATGCCGTCGCCGCGTTCGGTGACTTTCCATATCTGGACGGTGTACTCGGAGTTTGTAACCTGGGCTGAAGTCGTCACGGAATGGCTCAAGATCAAGAAGGATCGGGGCAAGCTCAAAACTTTCGTCAACACCACGCTGGGCGAAGCGTGGGAAGAGGACCAAGGCGAGCAGTTGGAGTGGCAGCAGTTGCATGCGCGCCGGGAGATATACCCGCAAGTGCCGGCTAAAGCGGTTGCCCTGTTCGGAGGTATTGATACTCAGGATGACCGCTATGAGGGCCGGGTTTGGGCGTTTGGCGCGGGTGAGGAAGCGTGGCTGGTCCATAAGTTCGTGCTTCAAGGTGACCCGGGCAGCATCGAGCTACGGGCCAAGGTCGGCATCGAAATCCACAAGACCTTCACCCGGGCGGATGGCACGGTGATGGGTGTGGAGCGTTGGTGTTGGGACCAAGGTGGTCACTACTGCGACGAAGTACGTGAGGAGTGCATCAAGCACGGCACCCAGTGGGTGATCCCTGTATTTGGTGCTTCGACCTACGGTAAGCCAATAGCGACTTGGCCGCGTAAGAAAACCAAGGTCAAAGGCGGACGTGCGTACCTGGTTGAAGTGGGTACCGACAATGCCAAAGAGCTGATTTATGGCCGCCTCAAGATGCAGCCGGACGGTTCGGGTGCGCCTGTGCCTGGCTGTATCCACTTGCCGGCCAACGAGATGATTTGCGGCGAGGACGAGTTGCGGCAACTGACTGCCGAGCGCCGCAAATGGGTGATCGTCAAACACCAGCGCGTCCAGCGTTGGGACGCAGGCGGGCGACGAAACGAAGCGCTCGATTGCCTGGTGTACGCCTTGGCGGCGTTACGCATAACGCAGCAGCGCTTTGGCATGAATCTCGACCTGCTCGCACAGCAGTTGCCGTCAGGCACCTGGGTTGTGCCGGTGAGTATCGAGCTGGAAAGCAAACCGGCCACCGTTGCCGCACCGAAATCGGCCCCAGCCCCGGTGTCTCAGGTAGAGCCGGAACAATCATCCGACCAGCCCGCCGAGTCGGGTGGCTGGCTTAATACAGGGCAAGGCGCATGGCTATAACCGCTCAAGACATGGTGGACCGTTATCTGGAGGCCGAACTGGCCATCCTGCAGGGCAAAGAAATCCTCTTCAATGGTCGCAAACTGATCATGGATGATCTGGAAGAAATCCGCGCCGGCCGATTGGAATGGGAGCGCCGGCTGCGAGCACAACAGGCAGCAGCGGCGGGGCAGCCG